CATGTTGTGAATTGCGACCAGCGCCTCGAACATCTCAGGCGCGGCGGCGATCAGGCGGGCGTCTGCGCGGGCAAACTTGCCTGACTCAGGATCAAGGCGGAGGGTTCGATCACCGTCTTGCCGCTTGACGAAGAACAGATCGGTCCCGAACGCCTGATGCACGAACCACGGTCCCGGTGTGAACTGCGGCGCGTTCATTGCCCCGCCTCCACCACGCGCTCGACCGGAAGCGAGTTATGGCCCCAGTGCGGAGAGCCGCGACCATGCGTGACCTTGTTCCAGCCGCTGCCGTCCTCGTTATCGAGGTAGAACTTGTCCCCGTGATAGTTGACTTCGACGGCCTTGCGTTCGGTTCCGGCGAGCTGGGCGCACCACCACGTTTTGACCGGCGAAGGTCCGACGATCACGCGCACGATGCGTGCTGGCGCCGGCTCACCGTTCCAGAACGTCTGGACCTCGCTCGCGTAAACATCGCAGCACCGCTCGATAGCGAACCGGGGCTTGCCGCACTTCGGGCAGCGGAATTCGCCCGACTGAAGGACGCGCTCGCTCATCGCACCCACCACGCGAGCAGCAGCGCAGCGCTCAGCAACCCTGAGAACCACCCGGCAAACACCGCGAAGATCAGCTCCTCGCGAGTGTAGAGCGGGACTTGCCACGGGTCCGGCTGGGTCAGCCCGGCGTAGAGATCGACCGGCGAGCGATCGACCAGCTTGAGATGCTCAAACGGGATCGGGCGAACGCTGCGGCGGCTGCCGTCGCGCTCGATGATGGTGAAATCGCTCTGTGCCATTCGTCCCTACCCCTGATGTGGTGAGGGACGGTTTAGCACGATTGCTAATCTGCGCAACCAATATTTTGCAGGGATGCTAAAAAAATAGCACGCCTAAGATTGGTGCGACCTAGCGCTTAGCCCGCTTTTGTAGCTCGTCCACCAGTCTGAACCCGGCCGCCGAAACGCTGTCGAGCGGATTTGCAGTGCAATATTGGTCGATCCATCCGAGCAGTCCCTCCGCTTTGACGCCCGGAGCGAGATCGCCGTTCCCGGCTCCGAACGCATTCCGTCCACTGACGAAACCAAGCACCCAACCCTCCAACATCTGGCTAGTCTTGTCCGCACGATATCTGGTCCACGTTCCGCATGAATCGGAATCGGGGAAGCCGTAAATCTGGTCAGGATGACGCGGTGTTTCCGCCGTCATAGTCGCCATTTTCGCTTGGTTGGGCTGCGCTGCTAACAGCGCTAAGGCAAATAGCATCAGAACACCTCCCCAATCACCTTATGAATTTTCGCAACGCGCTCGGTTTCCACCCGAAATGTCACGTCCGGGTTAAACTGCCGCAGCTCGACATAGGTCGAAGTGCGCCTGACCAGCTCCTTGACGAGCACCAGGGCAATGCGCTCCCGATAATCGGGATCGCCCTCCGCGCCGCGCAGCTGGACAATCACATCATCGCCGATCGATACCGGCGCTCGCGGGCTCACAATGACGCGCCGGCCGGGGCGAAAGCGAGGCCACATCGAATCGCCAACGACGGTTAGCGCATAGGCTTCCTTGTCCCGCGCAAGGCTCGTCGGTCGCGCCACGGTGTCGAGTACGTCTCCCGTGTCCACTTCGGTCAACTCGATGTGCCGCTCAGGATCGAACGCCTCGATAGCGATAGCCGAGCCGAGCACGGGAATCCGCTTCAGGTCGGCCGAACCATATTGCTCATCAAACGGCCGATCCCCAAAGCCCGCCAGCTCCGAGCGCACATGGCCGCTGTGTTCGATCCATCCGGGGAAATCGGGAAAGCGCTCGCGCAGCTTGTCGAGCGTTGGCCGGCTGATCCGCGTCGTCGCGGTGCCCTTGAGCGGGCGCGTCAGGGTGGTTGCGGCAAGCCCGGATTCAGCCGCCACCCTGCTCGGCGCAAGGCGGGTCCACTCCACTAGGGAGCGGACAAGCTCGCGGTCGGCTTCAAGGCCCTGCTCCATCAGCAGTAGATTAGCAGACATGCTAAACGGCTGCTTGCTGCAATAATGCAGAGAAATGCTTTGCATTGTCTAGCAATCCTGCTAATTAGGTCTGCATGGACCAGCAGGACATCATCGCCGTGATCGAAGATCGCGCCGCCAAGCTACATCTTTCGATCAGTGATGTTTGTCAGCAAGCGAAGGTCCACCCCACAACCTTCTCTCGCTGGAAAAAGAGCGAGAAGAACCCTCAGCCGATAGGCGCCACCATCCGCAGCCTGTCAGCAATCACGGACGTGCTCGACCGTCTCGAAAGCGAGCGGAAGACCGCCGCATGACGGTATTCACTGCCGAACAGGAAGCGCGGGTTCGCGAGATCATCGATCTGGTCCACCGCGAGCGTTGGGCGAACATCGAACTGCTGCCCGATGCCCTCGGCATCAAGTGGCGTCAGGCACGGGCCGCTGAGGCTGCCGAGGGTGGAGCAATCCTCCCACCCACTCCAGAGCAATCTGACGGGCCTGATGATCATGATCGGTAGTCCCGCCCCGATACGAGTTCTCGATGTAGTCGGTGATGACCCGGCGAGCGTCGATCCGTGCGTCGTCGCTGGGCAGCTGCTGAGCGAGATAAAGCACTGTGGCTTCGAGCGCCATGAGGCGTCCGGCAACGTGGGCATCCATTGTGTTTCTCCTGCGAACCTCGACAGTCGCAGGATAGCCGACGGGGAGGGTGCGAGAAACACTCTCCCCGGAAGCCTTGCCGCCGGATCGCCGCTCGGCGCCCATCCCCCTGTTCGCTGGCGAACATAGCCATGTCCGGGGGGGCACTCATCACCATCGCACTTGTCGCCGCCGGGTACGCCGTGTGGTGCATCTTCGCTGCGATCTTCATCGCTCGCGTCCTTGCTCATGCCGAGCGGGTCCATGACCAGGTTCACGCCGAATGGCTCGCGGGGGAAACAGGAGCGCGGACGGCGGGATCGCCGGGGGGGAGGGAGGAGCCCAAGGCCGCCCGCGCTGGTCATGTAAAACGCCACGACAAATCTGTGGATAGTTTATGAACGCGTCAATAATCATAGACAAGGAATGCGAGGCGATTCAGGCGGCTATGGCCGTTGCGCTGTTGCAGCACAAAAACGCGAACGGTCTGACGTACGAGAAGATCGGCAAGGTCATTGAGCGCGAGAAGCAGTCGGTCCAGCAATATGTCTGCGGCACGACCGAAATGCCCGCGTCATGCTGGCTCAAGGCCGTCGCCAAATGGCCCGAGCTTGCGGATCGGCTGATCCACAATCTGGACGAAGCCGAGAAAGCATTCCGCGCCCGCCAGCGGTCGTTGAGCCTGCCGATGCCATCGCCAGACGAGCTCGCCGCATGACCCGCCTTATCCGCCAATGGCTCGCCGCCCGCAGATTGCAGCGCATGGTCGACCAGACCCGCAACAGCTTCGCTTGTGAACAATATCGCAGGAAGCGGGAAGCTGCGCTCAGACATACTCGGACGGGGACTTAGACTGATGGGTCCGGGGGGACAATCAGATACGGACGCATCCTCGCTTCGCGAGGACCGGGCCACCCATGAACGGAGCCAATCTTCGTTGTCTCCGCCTGCGGTGGGTGTCCCATTGCGCGGGCTCGCGATAGCCGATGGTCGCCGGATGGCCGAGACCGTGCAACAGGGCTCGGTGCGCAGCACGACCAGCGGCGGTGTCCAACGGGCAATCGCCCGACCGGAGGCGGCATGAAACCCCACGCCTCCTACCGCCGCTTCGACGGAGCCCCTCCCCAACCTTTATGGGACGATGGCGAAAACAAGCGCCGAGCGGGTCTCGACCAGGCCAATACTCAATTTCGCGAACGTCTCGACCGTTATTTCCGCAAGTGGGAGTGGAAGCACGGCTTCCGTCCTGGAGCGGGAGCGATCCTCGTCCCCGCCGGCTATGTGCCCAAGGCGAAGAGCGCATGAGGGCGAACAAGTACGGCGCCACGCGCACTAACTGCTCCGCTGGCCACTCGCACCCGTCGAAGGCGGAAGCCAAGCGCTGCGACGACCTGACTCTGCTCCAGCGGAGCCGGATCATCCACGAGCTGACCCAGCAGCCCAAGTTTCCGTGCGTCGTCAACGGCGCCAAGGTCTGCACCTACGTTGCCGACTTCTCCTATCGCGATGAGGGCGGGCGGATCGTGATCGAGGACGTGAAGGGCCAGGCGACGCCGGTGTACCGGCTCAAGAAGAAGCTGGTCGAAGCGCTCTATCCTTATGTGAAGATCACTGAGGTGCGCGCATGAGCGTTCGAATCCTCATCGGCGATTGCCGTGAACGGCTGCGCGAGCTGCCCGAGGCGAGCGTGGACTCGGTGGTCTGCGATCCGCCGTATCACCTGACCAGCATCGTCAAGCGCTTCGGAGCGGCCAATGCAGCCCCGGCCAAGGTCGGCGCGACGGGCGCTTATGCCCGCGCCTCTAAGGGTTTCATGGGCCAGACTTGGGACGGCGGCGACGTTGCGTTTCAGCCCGAGACATGGGCCGAAGTTCTCCGCGTTCTGAAACCCGGTGGGCATCTCGTCGCCTTCTCTGGCACGAGAACGTATCACCGGATGGCTTGTTCCATCGAGGACGCGGGCTTTGAAGTCCGCGATCAGCTCGCGTGGATTTACGGCTCGGGATTTCCCAAATCGCACAATCAACCGGGCGGATGGGGCACCGCTCTCAAGCCGTCGTGGGAGCCGATTTGCCTTGCCCGCAAGCCGCTCGATGGCACCGTTGCGGGCAACGTGCTGAAACACGGAACCGGCGCAATCAATATCGACGGGTGCCGGATCGAAGGCACGGACAACACGACGGCAGCCGAGCGGCATGCCGGCACACGCTCGCGTGAGAATTATCGCACCGGAACGACCGGCAAGAAGATACCGACTGACATTGGCCGCTGGCCCGCCAACATCATCCACGACGGCTCACAGGAAGTGCTGGCGGGGTTTCCTGACAGTGATGGGCAGGCGGCTGCAGTCGGCCCGCAATATGGCCCGAAATCGAGCGTCAATGCTTACGGCGAATGGGGCCCTCGTCAGCTCATGGAGCCGCGCGGCGACTCCGGTTCAGCCGCTCGCTTCTTCTTCGAGGCGAAGTATAGCGAAGATGAATTGCTTTTTTGCCGCGCAAAAGCTATGTTGTCGGAATGGTCACAAGAGCTTGCGAGCAGTGCGGACGGCAGTTCAATCCTGTCAAACGAACACGCCGTTTTTGCTCTAAGACTTGCAGCAACATTGGCGCTCCCCGAGGGCAGGCGGTTAAGCGCTTTGACGGGACTTTCTACGAGCGCAACGCCGAGCGAGTTAAACAATCTCGCAACGAACTTTACCGCAGCGATCCTGAGTATAGAAAGCGGGTGCTTGCCCGAGTGGCTGCAAGAAAGGCTCACCCGGTCAAACGGCCCTGCTCCGTGTGCGGAAATCCCAAAGCGGACCGACACCATCGCGATTACGATAAGCCACTGGAAATCGAGTGGCTGTGCCGATCCTGTCACATTCAGCATCACGCCGCTGAGCTCGGAACTTGGGGCGAAGGACTCAGCGTCCGCTAGTCGCTTCAAATATTGCGCCAAGGCAACGACAGACGAACGCGGCGAGGGCAACAATCACCCGACCGTAAAGCCGATCTCGCTGATGCGCTGGCTGGTCCGGCTGATCACTCCAAAAGGCGGAACCGTGCTCGACCCGTTCATGGGCTCGGGCTCGACTCTGATCGCCGCCGACGCCGAGCAATTCGATGCGATCGGCTGCGAGCTGAGCGCCGATTACGCGGCCATTGCCGAGCGGAGGATTCGCGATGCGGCGGGGATGTTCGCCGCGATAGCGATCGAAGCGCCGTCAGGCGTCGAGACAACGCAGATTGGCTCGACCGCAGGCGAGAGCGCGGGTCCGCAGGACATCGCCCGGAGGAGCGCCGCATGAGCCGCTATTACTTCATTGCCGGAACCGCTCCGCCAAGCGCCCGCCAGATCGCGGCAAGCCTCAATGAGTTCGCCGAGCATCTGTCGCACGACCTGTCATTGGATGCGATCGCGGTGCGGATGGGGATCAGCCGAGGAACTGCGGCAGTTCTTCTTCGAATGCTGCGCGAAAAGATGGGGGGCCAAGCGATATGAGGTGTCCACTGCCTGGGCAGGATCAGCTGCGGCAACTGCTCGATTATAATTCAGAAACTGGCGAGCTGCGTTGGAAAGAGCGCCCCCTATCCATGTTCAAGCGCGTCCGTACTCAACGGGCGTGGAACTCCAAGATGGCTGGCAAGCCGTGGAAGGTCATCGACAACGCCGGCTATCTGAGTGCCAAGATGCTCGGGGCGACGCGCAGGGCGCACCGAGTCATCTGGAAATTGATGACGGGCGATGAGCCAACGGTGATTGACCATATAAACGGCGATCGCTCCGACAATCGGTGGACCAACCTTCGCGCGACCGACTGGACGGGCAACTCGACTAATCAAGCGATTTCTAGCCGCAACACTTCAGGCCATATCGGCGTGGGGTTTAGGAAGGACACGGGGCGCTACGTTGCAGGGATAAATCATCGTGGCACCAAATTCTGTCTGGGCTCCTTTGAGACGATCGAAGGCGCAATAGCCGCTCGTAAGGAAGCCGAGCGAAAGCTTGGATTTCACCCAAACCACGGCCGCCAAGCGGCATGATTCCTCTGACTGAAAAGCAGGAGCAGCTGTGGCGCTTCATCCAGAGCTGCGAGCGCTCGCCAAGCTATGCCGAAATGGCGGCGGCGATGGGGGTTTCGAGCAAGAGCCGGATCAACGCGCTGGTCACGTCACTGAGCGAACGCGGCTATGTCCGCTACTTGCCCTGCAAGGCCCGGACGATTGTTGCGCTCGACCCGTCGCGCAGTCTCGACCGGTTCCGGACCAGCGAGTTGCTGGCCGAGCTTGAGAAGCGCGGAATCCTGCTCGGGTGCCCGGCATGAGCGTCCGCATGATGGCCCTCGTGTGGGAGATCGAGCTCCCCGCCAGCGACAAGCTGGTGCTTCTCGCCCTGGCCGATTGCGCCAATGACGAAGGCCGCTGCTGGCCGGGACTGGCATCGCTCTCCCGTAAAACAGGCAGGTGCAAACGGAGCCTCCAGGAGTCGCTGCGGATGCTCGACAAGGCGGGGCACATTACCCGCCAAGAGAACCCCGGCAAAGGGATGAACTACACCGTTCATCCGGTAGCAGAAACTACTACCGGTGGCAAAAGCCGCACCGGTAGCAAAAACACGCACAAACCGGTGGCAAAAGCTGCACCCAAACCTTCAAGAACCATCACCTCGAAGAAGGACAAGCCTTCTTCGAGAGCGCGCGCAAAGCCAAAGCATTCTCTGCCTGACGATTGGCAGCCGAAGGAACTGACCGCCGGAAGCATCTGCGCGCAGACCGTCGCCGCATGGCAGCCAGGACGGATTGAGCGCGAGCTGTCCAAGTTCCGAGATCATCACCTGAAAGGCGACACCCAATGGAGCGATTGGGACGCGGCGTGGCGGACATGGATTCAACGAGCAAGCGAGTTCGAGAGAGATGGACAGCAGCGAACCAACACCCTGGGAAGATATCAATCCAGCGATGGGCTTAGCCCAACGACACGAGCAGCACTTGCGGTCTTTGGACCGACTGAAACCCGCGTCGACCGAGCAGTTCCGCAATGAGCTGACCGCCTGCCTTGCCCTGACGGCTCCTGCGGGAATGACCGAGGAAGCCCGGCGCGAATGGCTGGCGGTGGCGTGGCAGACGCTGAAGCATTTGCCGCCCGACGTTCTCTCAAGCGGCTGCCGGATTGCCCGAGAGACCTGCGACCACCCGTCCAAGATCGTGCCGACGATCATTGCCGAGACCAGAGAAATGCTCAGGTGGCGGCGGAATGCGGTGCGTGAGTCCGGAGGGGAACCACTGGCCTTGCCGGAACCGGCACGCTGCACGCCAGAAGAAGCCGCGAGAATCCTCGAAGAGTTCGGATTGAAGCGAAACTGGACGGCATGATCCCGCCCGGATCGAAGCCTTTGGTCGAGACGTGAAACAGGCTCGATCGCGACGAGAGTCGGATCAGCGCCCCATGTAGGGCAACTGAAGCACAATTGGGGAGGGGTTATGGGGAGGGAGTTCAAATCGACGCTTGAACGGCTCGACGCGCTCAGCCGCACCCGCGAGCTGACTCCGCTCGAAACCCTGCGCCTGGAGCGCGCTCTCAGAGGCTCGGAACGCAAGTTCGAACGCTGGCACTGGTCGACTGCCGACCTGCTCCGGCTTCGTCGTCACCTGCTCAACGGCAAGAAGCCCAAGCAGATCGCGATCCTGATGGACCGGACCGAGCGCTCGGTATGGCGGCGCATGAACATGCTCGGCTGGACCGTCCGCGATGCGTCGATCTGGATCATCAATCCGAGCGAAGCGCCGTGAACTGTTCAATCGCTGATGACCGGGGAAAATGGGAGGGTGGATCAGTGTCCTGGGGAACGTCTCGAATCCGCAACTGGCGCATCCGGGCGATCACGCGCCGCGACGGCTTTCGCTGCTGGCTGTGTCACGACGGCTTCCATCAGGGCAACGGCAAGGGCCGGGCGACGATCGATCACGCCATTCCGAAAGCCCGTGGCGGCGGAAACGAGCTGGCCAATCTCCGCCTCGCCCATGAGCAATGCAACAGTGAGCGCGGGATGATTGCCGAGACCAAGCCGAGCGCCGCCCGCTGTCGGCTTGAGAGCCTGACGTTGGAGCGAGTGTGATGAGTGCTGCACACAACGGCGCCTGTGAGGCTGTGGCAGCGGCGATCCGCGACTATTCCCCGGTCAAGGTGGCGTAATGGCGCGCCAGTCCGAATATAGCGAAGAGGTGGCAGCGGCGCTCCTTGAGCGCCTGAGTGCCGGTGAGCCACTAGCGCAGATATGCCGGGATGAGGGGATGCCACATCCGACGACGTTCCGCAGATGGTGCGATGCCGAGAGAGAGTTGGACGGTGAACCGCTTGCCATCGCGTATGCGCGTGCGCGCGACGATGGTTTTGATGCGATCGCGGTTGAAGCGCTTGAGATTGCCGACGAAACGCACCACGACACGAAGAAGGGCGCGAACGGCGACGAAATGCCGAACAGCGAGTGGATCACGCGGTCGCGTCTCCGGGTCGAAACCCGTCTCAAGCTGCTCGCGAAGTGGGATCCCAAGCGCTACGGTGACTTGCTCAAGCTGTCCGGCGCTGATGGGCATGGTCCGATCCCGGTTGCGCAAATCACCGCCGAGATGACGCCCGCGCAAGCGGCGGAGGCTTATACCAAGCTGATCGGATGAGCTTCGACTGGAAAGCTCCAGACTACGCGGCAGTCCTGGCCGAACGTGCCGAGCGGATGAAGCGCCTTCGCGCCATGAAGCCCGAAGAGGTCGCGGCGCTCAAGCTGTTCTACCGCGAGCATCCGGTCGAGTTCATCAACGACTGGGGCATGACGAGCGACCCGCGCAACGTCGAGATCGGCTTGCCGGTGCATGTCCCGTTCGTGCTGTTCCCCAAACAGGCCGAGTTCGTCGAATGGGTCTATGTGCTGTGGAAGGGGCGCGAGGACGGGCTTGCCGAGAAGAGCCGCGACATGGGCGTCTCGTGGCTGTGCGTGGCGGTGGCGGCGCATATGTGGCTGTTCTATCCCGACATGCAGATCGGGTTCGGCAGCCGCAAGGAAGAGTATGTCGATGAGATCGGCAACCTCAAAGCGTTGTTCCCCAAGATCAGGCTGTTCGTGGATCTGCTGCCGCGTGAGTTCCGCCCGAGTGGCTGGGACGGCGGCAAGTTCATGCTCATCAACAACCCGGAGAATGGGGCGAGCATCATCGGCGAGGCCGGCGACAACATCGGACGCGGCGCGAGAACGGGCATCTATTTCAAGGACGAAAGCGCGTTCTATGAGCGCTCGGAGAAGATCGAGGCAGCGCTAAGCCAGACCTCGAACTGCAAGATCGACGTGTCCACACCGAACGGTTCGGGCAACAGCTTCTATCGAAAGCGCCACAACGGCACGACCAAGATATTCACCTTCCATTGGAAGGACGACCCGCGCAAGAACCAGGCGTGGTACGACGATCAGCGGCGCAAGCTCGATCCGGTCATCTTGGCCCAGGAGGTGGACATTGATTACTCCGCCTCGGTGTCGAATGCGTGGATCGAGGGGTCGCTATTCGAGGATGCGTTCTCGGTCGGGCCCGCCGATCTTGAGCAGGTCGGCGCAAAGATTCTCGGCGTGGACGCCGCCCATGAGGGCGATGACCGTAGCTGTATTACGTTCAGGCGCGGTCGCGTCTGTCCGTGGACGAAATCGAAGAGCGGCAAACTGGATGGTCCAGACCAGGCCGGATGGGTCATTGCGGAAGCCGACGCGATCGGTGGCGTAGACGCCATCGTGATTGAACTGGATGGGCCGGGGGTGAGCGTTTACGACCAGCTCAAACGCTCGAAATACGGCAGCGTGACCGTGGGCGTGCATACAGGCGCCAGACGCAGCGACGGGAAGAACTACAATCTCCGGGCCAAGATGTGGCGCGGGCTGCTCGACTGGCTGAAGGAGCCGCCCTGCAGCATCGCGAGGGACGGTGAGCTGAAGGCGGAGGCGACGGCGATGCGCTACAGCTACCGCGACGGCAATCTGCTGATGGAGAACAAGAAGGAATACAAGAAACGGGTCGGCAAGTCGCCTGACCGCGCCGACAGCTTGGCATTGACGTTCGCGATCGACGCCATGCCGAAGAAAGAGCACGGCCCGGTGTCGATCCCGACGCTGGCCTTCAGGAGATAGGGCGGGAACTGTTCAATCGCCGCCTGCCGTCGGGAAACGGTAAGCCTGGCGCATGGCGGAACATGACGAAGCGCTAGAGGACCACAAATCGTCCGACAAGGCGCTCGACGCCGTTCACGAGCGCGCCATGCGCCGCTTCGACCGAACCGTCCCGCCGCAGCTCGAACAGCGCTCCCTGTCGCTTGCCGCGCGCCGCTTCGTCTCCATTCCCGGCGCGATGTGGGAAGGCGAGTTTGGCGAATCCTTCTGCAACGCGATCAAGATGGAGATCAACCTCACCAAGGACGGCCTGGAGAAGATTTACCGCGACTACAACGAGAACCGGATCGTCCCCGACTTCCGGCCGGCGGGAGGCAAGGGCGACGATGACAGCGCGCAGACGCTCGACGGGCTGCACCGTGCCGACAGCCACCGCTTCAAGGCCCAGCAGGCGCGCGACAACGGCTTTCTCGAGGCTGCCAGCGGCGGGTTCGGCGCCTACCGGCTGACCAACGAATGGGCTGACCCATACGACAAGGATTCCGACGAGCAGCGAATCAATCCGGCGCTGGCGATCGTCGATGCCGACCAGCGGGTGTTCTTCGATCCCGATTCGATCCTCTATGACAAGTCGGACGCCGCGTTCGCGTTCGTGATTACCGCCAAGGACCGCGTGTCGTTCGAGGAAGAGAACGACGGGGCGATCTGTAGCTGGCCGGAGAACATGCTCAAGCCGATCTACGACTGGTTCACGCCGGACGTGGTGAAGCTGTGCGAATATTACGAGACCGAGCAGGCCGACGAGAAGCTCTATGTCCTGACGCACAAGCTCTCCGGGGAGCAGGAGCGCTATTGGGCAAGCGAGCTTGAGCCGGGCGAACTCACTGACCTCAAGAAGATGGGCTGGAGCGTCCAGACGCGCAATCTCAAGCGCAAGCGGGTCCACAAATATGTGCTGAGCGGCGCCGAGGTGCTGCACGACAAGGGGCTGATCGCGGGCGACCAGATTCCGGTTGTGCCGGTCTATGGCAAGCGCTCCTATGTCGATGGGGTCGAGCGCTTCAAGGGCTATGTCCAGGACAAGATGGACTCCAACCGGCTGTACAATGCCGTGGTGTCGAGGCTTGCCGAGACCAGCGCGATGAGCCCGCGCGAAATCCCGATCTTCGCCGCGTCGCAGATGCCGCCGCACCTTGCCGACCTGTGGGCCCGGCAGGTGGTCGATCGCCATGCCTATGCCGTGGTTGAACCGTTGGTCGATCCGGAAAGCGGACAAATCCTCTCCGCCGGCCCGATCGGCAAGGTCGAGGCGCCGCAGCTCGCTCCGGTGGACGCGGCGATCCTTCAACTGACCCAGTCGGCATTGACCGATGACCAGCGCGACGGCTCGGATGAGGTGAAAGCCAACACCTCGGCCGATGCTTTGGAAGTGGCGGCAACGCGGGTCGATGCGAAGTCCGGAATCTATCTCGACAACATGCGCCAGTCGGTCCAGCGCGAAGGCGAGATTTACCTGTCGATGGCGGCGGACGTCTATTACGAGCCGGGCCGCGAAGTCGAGACGATGGCCGAGGACGGCAACGACGGGACCGCGACTCTGGTTCAGCCGGCGATCGATCCCAAGGGCCGGCAGATCAACCTCAACGACTTCTCGCGCGGGCATTACAAGGTCGTCGCCGACGTGACCGAGGCCACCGCCACGCGTCGCGACAAGACCGCGAAGTCGATGATCAGCCTGGCCGAGATCACCATGCAGCTCGATCCCGAGCTGGCGCAGGCGGCGATCATCACCGCCGTTTCCAACATGGACGGCGAAGGCATGACCGACCTTCAGAAGTTCGCCCGCAAGAAGGCGCTGCTGAGCGGCCTTGCCGAGCCCACCGACGAAGAGAAAGCGCAGATGGCGCAGGCCCAGCAGCAACAGGCGCCCGATCCACAGGCCGACCTCGCCGCCGCCAAGGCTGCCGACCTCGCCGCATCGGCGGGCCAGCGCAAGGCCGATACCATGCTCAAGCTCGCCCAGGCGCAGGCGGTCGGCGGGCCAGAAGCGGCTCCGCAGGTTCCCGACGGGCTGGAGGCGGCACACAAGGTGGTCCAGATCAGGAAGACCCAGGCCGAGGCCGATCACCTGGAGACTCAGACCCAGCATCTCCCGGCGCAGCTCGCGATCGAAGCGAACAATGCGGTTGCCAATCGAGTCAAGGCGCAGGCATCGGCGCACAGCGCTCGGTTTGCCGGGCTCGCCAAGCTGTTCGGAGGCAAGGGCCAGTGACCGAGTTCCGCGCCCGCATCGGCAGGGTTCGCATGAAGGGTGGTGCTGATATCCATGTGCTCCAGCAAGCCGAGCCGCGCGAGAACCGGCAGGGTGAAGTGATCCGCCACGCCAAGCTCGTCTGCGATGCCTCGGACCCAGAAGATCAGCTAGTCGGTCACCTGATTGTCGGTTTCTTTGAGAGCGGGAAAACCAGCGTCGGCATCTATCACAATCCTGACACCTGCCCGATCCCGCGAGCGCTTGTTCCGTCATGGCTGGCGGAGGTTATTCGGCGTGATTTGATCGTCGATGCCGAGGCGACCGACGTGTTCCACGATATGTTCCAGTGGGTGGACGGCTAGGAACTGTTCAATCGCCAGAGCGAAGGCGGGCTCGGTAAGGTTCGCCGCAGCGGAGGACTGCGGCCTTGGGACTTTTCTCGTTTATCGGCGGCTTGCTCGGTGCCGGCGCACAGAAACATGCCATCTCTCAGGCGACGAATGCCCAGGTTGACGCCTACAACAAGGGCATCGGCGAGCAGCATCGCGAGTTCGACCTCGCCCGCTCCGACTTCGCTCCATACATGGGCGCTGGAACCTCGGCGCTTGATCCGCTCGAAAGCCTGCTCGGACTGAAGGGCGTCGATGCGTCGCAAGCGCAGATCGCCGCGCTCAAGGATTCACCGCTCTACCAGAGCCTCTACAACAACGGGCAGGAGGCGGTGCTTCAGAACGCTTCCGCGACGGGCGGAATCCGCGGCGGCAATACGCAGGGCGCGCTGGCCGACTTCGGCAGGGATACGCTGTCGAGCGTCATCCAGAACCAGATCGGCAATCTCGGCAGCCTCGTCGGCCTCGGCGAGGGCGCGACCAACAGCGTCACCGGCTTCAACCAGCAGGAAACCAACAACATCACCAGCCTGCTGAGCAATATCGGCGGCGCCAAGGCGTCGGGCTATCTCGGCAAGGGCGGGTTGACCGCCGGCATGTGGAACAGCACGGGCCAATTCCTCGATCAGGTGGCGAGCGCCGTGGCTGGCGGAATGGGTGGCGGCGGCGGAATGGGTGGAGCCGGGGGCGGCGGCGGAATGCCGTCCTTCCTGTCGCAGCTGTTCTGATGGCCGAGTTCGCCGCCCAGCCGGTCGATTATTCCACGATCCTCGGCAATGCCCAGAGCCTCGTGCCGAACCCGATGGCTGACGATGCCCAGCGCGCCCAGCTTCAGGCGCAGCAGCTCCAGAACCAGGCCGTCAAGCAGAAGATGGCGGCGCTCAAGCAGAAGGCGACCCGCGCGCAGGAGTTCCAGACCGCGTTCGCTCAGTCGGACGGCTCGCCGGGCAGCGTGTCGAAGCTGATGGGGCAGTTCCTCGAGTTCACGGATACGCTCAAGACGATCCACGACGCGACCGATGCCGACACCAAGCAGAGCAATCTCACGGCGCTGTCGGAAATCTACTTCCCGGCGCAGGCTGGCAATTACACCTTGGCGGCCAGGCAGGCGCGTACCCGGTTCGAGGCGGACAAGGCGGCGGGCAATGTCACGCCCGGCGAGGAGGATATCGTCAAGTCGCTGGAAAGCGGCGATCCGGCGCAGCAGAAGGCCGCTGCCAGCCTCATCGGAGCGCATATTTATGCGGCCGACCCGACCCACTTCCACGACGTGTTCGGAATGCCGGGAGAGGGGCGCAAGGGCCAGGTCGTCGGCCGTGCGATCGGACATTACGGCGATGATGGGCAATGGGTCGTCGATTACCGCGATCCCGATGCGCCGCAATACCGGGAAATCCAGACGACTGACGCGAACGGCAATTCCGTTACGCAGATCGTCGCCGTTGGCGGCGGCTCAGCACAGGGAGGAGGTGGTCCAGCATCTGGCGGTGGAGCGACGGGCGGCGTGCAAGCCTCCGTCGCCCACGTCCTCGGCAATGAAGGCGGATTGAACCCGTCCGACATGAACGGCGCGCCGACCAACTTCGGCATCAACTATGCGGCCAACAAGCCCGAGCTGGCAAAGCTCGGGATCACCTCGCCTGACCAGATGGCCAATCTGACCAAGGATCAGGCGGCGCAAATCTATGCCGCGAAATACTGGCCGCAGTCGGGAGCCGAGAAGCTGCCGGCGAACCTTCAGGCGCCGTATTTCGACGTCTATGTGCGCTCCCCGGCGCTGGCGAAGAAGGCGCTGGCTCAGTCTGGCGGCGATCCCGCGAAATTCGCCGAGATCACCAACGCCGCGTTCCAGAACATGGCCGCCAGGAACCCCAAGGCGGCTCCCTACGCCCATGCGTGGGCAACGCGGGACGCGGGCAATGCGGCGATTGCCACGGGGCAGGCGCCCGGCGCTCCGGCTGCACAGCCGCCAGGCAATACCGGAAACGTCGTCTATTCCGCTCCCAGCCAGAGGAAGCCGGGGAACGAACAGCCGCCGGGGAATGCGGACCTGTCCGGTCCAGCCTATATTGCCGACCTTCAGAAGCGTAATCCGTCGCTTGCCAATCAGGTGCAGGGCGTCTTGGACACTCGGCTGGCATATCCTCCCGCGACCGCTCGCAGTCCGCAGGCGCAGCAACTTCGCGCTGCCGTTTTGCAGGCCGATCCCAGTTACGACGAGCAAGCCTACAAGCGCCGCCAAACGACAATCCAGCAATACACACCGGGACACACCGGCCCGGGAGCCTCGATGTTGAGCGCGGCAACGCTCATCAACCATATGTACGAGCTGGCGCAGGCGGCGCGCGAGCTGCCTGACCATTCAACCAGGGCGCAAAACGCATTCTCGGGCTGGATTGCGGGGCAGACCAATGCGCCGTGGCTCATCAAATTCAATGAAGGCCGCAAGTTTGTCGCGAGCGAGCTGCCGAAGTTCCTCAACGGCAAGGCGCCGACCGAGGGCGAGCAGAGAGATCATTACGACAGCTATTCCCCCTCGAAGGGCAAGGGCGGCATTCAAACCGCGCTCTCCACCGACGTGGATTATCTTTACGGTCGGTATCAGCCCCTGATCCAAGCCTACAAGGACAGTACCGGCAAGGATTTGAACGTCGATGACTACGCGCCTGGACAGGCCACCAGGGCCAAGGCAGCAGCGCTGGAATACTACCGCGCCAACGGTGCGCTGCCGGTGGTCGTGACCAGCGCGGCACAAGCCGCCAAGCTGCCGCATGGGGCCGTATTCGCGACCCCCGACGGCCGCGTGCTGACCAGACACTAGATGGCCGACGATCCCTACGCAGCACTCGGCTCTCCGGTTGAGGGGAATGCGCCCAGTCAGGTAGCGCCACAAGCCGACGATCCTTATGCGCAATTCGGCACCAGCGCAGGGAGCGGGGCCGCCCCGCCGCCGGGCAACGTGCCGCCGGGTGCAGATCCCGCCGATCATCCCGCGCAGAAGGTGGCGGCGGGCTATACCAAGCAAGCGGGGTTCGAGGACACGCTCCCGGCGCACGCTCACCCGATGCCGCCCGAGCTCGAACATACACTGCTCGATATTCTCGCCAATGACCCGCTCGACACGGCGGCAAGCCATGCGCGTCAGGTCGCGGCACAGCACGGCTATTCAGTTGGTCCTTCGACCGATCCCCACTACGCCGACAGCGTGGCGCAGGCGATCGCCTACCGTCGTCAGCATGGTGCGATCAGCGACAGCATCATCACGCAGCTCGCGCCAGCGAAGCAGGACTATATCCTACAGGGCGACACGGCCGACGCCGCCCGCAGCTTCCTTCGTGGGGCAGCGAGTTTCCTTCCTATGAACACCCTCAACTCCGCTCTTCACGCTGGCGTCGATGCGATCTCCGGAAACGCGCCGGACGGGATCGCCGCCGACTTCAACCGCTGGAGTGACATCAACTACGGCACCCAGCTGCGCGACGAGGAGCACCACGGCACCGCTCGACTTGTTGGGCAGCTTATCGGCGGTCTCGCCATTCCGTCCGGGTTCGAAGGCGCCGCGCTCAACGCCGGCAAGTCCGTTCTCAAGGCGGGCGGGTCGATGGTCGAGGCTCGCGCCGCCGCCGCCGCTGCCGCCCGGATGCAGCTCGCGAAAGAGGGGGCGGTTGTCGGCACCTCCCACGGCTTCGACAGCGCCGCCCCCGGTCAGGGCATTCCTGGAGCTATCGTAGGGGGTGTCACGGGAGGCGCTGGAGGCTATGCGCTGGCGAAGGTGGGGCAGACTGCCACGTCGATCGCCAAGTCCCTTTCCGGCGTTGGCAATGCCGCCGAGGAGGCCGCCACGCAGCCGCAAAGCTATGTCCAGCTTGCTCGCGACCTCAACATCCGGCGCACTCCGGCGACCAACAGCAAATCGGGCGTTGCCACCGTCGTCCAGGCGGGCTTGGGCGCGCTTCCCGGCGGCGCGCCGATCGGCAAGGCTGCCGAGCGCGAGACGGGCGACCTTGCGAGCGCCGTGAAAGGTGTTGCCGAAGGCGTCGGCACCGTTTCCAACCGCCAGGGCGCGGGCGAAGCGGTTGCCCAAGGCGCACAGACCTACGCGCAGGAGAGCAAGGCCGCAGGAAAAGCGCTCTACGGGCAGCGCGATTCCGCGATGGGTGGCGAAGACGCCCCAGTGTCGCTCGATAATTTTGGCAAGTCGGTCAATGACCTCGCACAACAGTTCCCCAACTCGCCTGCGTTGCAGCAGCTGCGCGAGCATCCGGTCATCCGGCAAGTCACGGGCGCGCTCGGGCAGGCCGCAAACTCCGAAGACGGGCAAGTCACGCTTGGACAGGCAACCGAAGCGCTGAGTCATGTCCGGGGCGTTCTCCGCAACCTCCAGGCCACCAATAGCGCAAGCCCGGTTGTCATCTCTCGCGTTGCAGGTGTTGAACAGGCACTAGAAAACGACGTGATGAGTGGCGCTCGTGCGGCTGACCAAGCGATGGGTCGCGTTCCCGGATCAGAAGGGAGCGCAGTCAAGGCGCAACAGGACGCGGACAAGTTCTGGGCGGATCGCGCGTCGGCACTCAACGGATCGCTGAAGAGGCCGATGCAGTCCGCCAAGGACGATACGAAGGTCTCCGGCGAGGCGGTTTACAATCAGCTTCTCGGCGACATGAACATCAAAAGCGGCAACCTCGCGCGCCTTCGCGATACATGGTTCCGCCTGCCCGGCAAGGCCAAGAGCACCTTCGCGGCGACGGCGATCGATGACCTCGGGCGGGCCGCTCCAGGACAGCAGAATGATACGAACACCGCATGGTCGTTCAATCGCTTCCTGACAAACCTGAACACGATGTCGCCACAGGCCCGAAACATCGTTTTTGGCGCGAAGGCCGATGCCGACCTTCAGAAGATCGCCGCTTATGCCGATCGGCTGCGGCAGTTGGACAAGGCGCGCAACTTCTCGAACACGGCGAAAACCTATTTCGCGGGCGCGTTCATGGCGACGGTTGGCGGGGCCGTACTGCACGGCGACTTCAGCGCGGCCGGGGATGCGGCAATGGCTATTCCCGCGACGTGGGGCGGCGCAAGGCTCCTCCTTGCGACGCCGGCAATGCGCGACTGGACCTCATCGGCGATGAGGGCTGCCGTGTCCGGCAACGAAACGGCGATGAAGGTGCTGACCAAGCGCCTCGGGTCCATTGCGTCGGCCGAACCGGCAATTGCGAGCGACCTTCTAGGTCTTCAGAAGGCGATCATGAAAGCAGCGAACGACAATGGCTTGAGGCAAGTCGCCGCGTCACCCGACGCCAACAGCCCACAGAAGAAGAACGGCAATCAGCCCGTAGTTCCGTAGCGCGCGGGGCAAGAGGAGCCACGCCAGCAGCGCAAGCGCTCCATATTGCCAGACCTTAATCGGGGCTCCTCTTCTTTTCGTCAGCGCCAAGATGGAAGCTGACGCCCATCGCCTTCAGGAGCAAGTCCGCCGCCCAGAATAGCAGCGCGAAGCCGATGAAGTACGCCATGAGCGCATAATTACCGCGCCGAACTGTTCAATCGCAAGCCTAATCCGCCACGCCTAGCTTTCTCACCAGGCAACCGCTGGGCCGATCAGCGAGGAACAGGTGAGAACATGGCTGACGAAGCCCCCGAGACCAATGACAAGCTGCTCCTGACCGATGTGGTTGAGCCCGATGAGGCTCCGGTCGAAACCCCCGCCGACGACGAGGACATTCCGACCTTCGGCGACGAACCGACCGAAGTTCAGGAAACCGACAACGCCACCATCCGCCTCCTTCGCGAGGAGCTCAAGCGCGCCCGCAAGGAGGCCGCCGCAGCCCGCAAGCCCGCCGAGGCCGAACCCGACGAGGACATTGGCCCCGCTCCAACCCTGTCCGACTTCGACTATGACGAGGACAAGCACCGCGACGCCGCGCTCGAATGGGCCAAGAGGCAGGCCCGCGCCGAGGCGCGCAAGGGCCAATCCTCGGAAGCCGAGCAGGCCCGGATCGAAGCCACCCGCCAGCGCATCGAGAAGGAGAAGCGCGAGCTCGCCCGTGCCGATGTCGACGACGCGTTCGACACGGTGCGCGAGACGCTGAGCGAGTTCCAGCAGTCCTTGCTCGTCGCCACCGCCGACGACGGCAACACCGCCAAGCTGATCTATGCGCTGGCGAAGAATCCCGACCGCCTGACCGCGCTGGCCGGAATCGCCGATGCGCCGCGGTTCATCAAGGAAGTCGCCAAGCTCGAAGGATCGCTCAAGATGGTCAAGCGCAAAGCCCCGATCAGCCCCGACACGCCGGAGCGCGGCTCGGCCAAGTCGTCAGTCAGCGTCGGCGCTGCCGAAAAGCAGCTCGCGAAGCTGGAGGCCGGCTGGAAGGGCGGCGATCGCTCGCACATTCAGGCATTCAAGCGGCAGCATGGCCTCAAGTAGTGAGAACTGTTCAATCGCGCGGCTGTTCGCGGGCGCGTAATTTCCGAAGCTGACCGCAACCCCAGCGACCTCCGGCTGAGACGGGAGAGACCAGAAGCGGTGCCGACCGGGCGTGACCCGAGAAACCTGTTTTTGGCTCTCACACTCAAAAGGATTTCACTGTGGCTAACAATTTTGCGAAGGAAGAGGTCGTTGCTTTCGACCAAGTGTTCGAGAAGTTCAACGACGGCCTCGTCGTCTCCAAACTGTTCGAGACGTACAATCTCGACGACGTGACTGCAGAGCGCACCGGCAACACGATCTGGCGCCCGATGCCCTATATCGCGCAGTCGTTCACTGGCATCGACCAGTCGGCGAACTTCGCCCGCAACTATACGCAGCTCGTCGTTCCGACCTCGCTCAACTATACCCACTCGGTTCCGCTGACGCTTTCTGCGACCGAGCTTCGCGACCAGCTCCAGCGCGGCCGTCTCGGCGATGCCGCGATGCAGCGCCTCGCATCGGACATCAACGTGGACTGCTCGAACCTCGCCGCCCTCACCGGCACGATGGTTGTCAAGCGCACGGTTGCCGCCACCGGCTTCGATGACGTTGCGCAGTGCGACAACGCGATGAACCGCAACGGCATCAATATGTTCGACCGCAAGCTCTCCCTGTCGAGCGCTGATTACAACAGCATGGCGTCGAACCTCGCCTCGCGCGTGCTCGACAACAGCAAGTCGCTGTCGGCCTATGAGAAGGCGAATGTCGGCAATGTCGCCGGCTTCGACACCTACAAGCTCGACTACGCTTACCGCCTCGCTCTCGCGGCGGGCACGACCGTTACCGTCAATGGCGCAAACCAGCGTTTCGTTCCTGCCTCACAGGCGCTGGATGCTGGCGGTCTCGTCTATGTCAACAAGGACAACCGTTACCAGAACCTCGCCATCACGGTCACTTCCGGAACGGTTAAGATCGGCGACTGCTTCACCATCGCGGGTGTGAACGAAGTCCATCACATCACGAAGGCGGACACGGGCCAGCTCAAGACGTTCCGTGTGACGGGTATCGTCTCCGGCGCTGGCGGCACGGGCACCATCCAGATCAGCCCGCCGATCATCGCTGCGGACTCGTCTCCGACCGATCCGGAGCTTCAGTATCGCAACTGCACGGCAACCCCGGCTTCGGGCGCGGCGATCACCTGGCTCAACACCGCGACTGCACCGGTCAACCCGTTCTGGCAGGGCGATGCGTTCGAGATCGTTCCCGGTCACTACCGTCCGCAGGAAGAGGCGGGTCTGGCGATCATGTCGGCGACCACGGATCAGGGCATCCAGGTCACGATGGCCCGTCAGGGCGCGATCGGCGACTTGAGCTGCAAATACCGCTGGGACGTGTTCTACGGCCTCGTGAACAAGCAGCCGGAAATGACCGGAATCATGCTCTTCAATCAGGTGTAATGACTGAGGGAGGGGCGGTTTCCCCCTTAGCCGCCCCTCCCGCTTTCTTCCGAACCGTGTCCGCACGGTTCCGATGACAGCGGGAGCTAATCGTGAACGAATTTCCCCTCATGCTTTACAAGTTCGGCGACGAGATCGAGTGGGAGGGCTTGAAGCTCGCCACGCGCATCGTCGAATCCGCCGAGCACGAAGCCGAAGCGCTGGCCGATGGGTTCAAGCGGATTGAGGCACTTCTGGCCCCTGCCGAGGAGAAGGCCGCGAAGAAGGCGGCGGCGAAATGATGCGCCCGTTCCAGCCCACGCCGGCCTCGACCAAGAACATCGCCGTCGGCGCTGCGACCGCCAGTGTGCAGCTCGTCAACGCGCCCGGCAACATCATCCAGGTCCGGGTCGTCAACAACGGCTCGGCGACGGCATGGGTCGAGTTCGGGGACAGCACGATCACCGCGTCTCTCACCACCAGCATCCCCATCGGGGCAGGCGTCGTCGAAGTGTTGACGGTGCAATGTCCAGCGGGCCCGCTCTACGCTGCGGTTATCGCCGCCGGAGCGACCGGGAACGTCTATTTCACCCCCGGCATCGGAATGTAGTGGCCTTGCACGGCTCCTCTGCGCCGCTGCTGAGCGGCTCTTCGGCGATCGGATACCAGACGGGCGCGGGCGGCGCGGTTACGCAAGCGACCTCGCGCACGACCGGAGTCACGCTCAACAAGGTGTGCGGCGCGATCACCTTGTTCTCGACCACAACCACGGCGGGACAGGTGACGAGCTTCACCGTCACCAATAGCCTGATTGCCGCGACGGACACGATCAATCTGTCGGTCAAGTCCGGCGTGACGGGCGTCTATCTGTGCTTCGTGACGGCGGTTGCGGCGGGTTCGTTCAACGTCTCGGTCTATACGCCGGCAGCCGTCGCTTCAGCCGAAGCCCCGGTCCTCAATTTCGCTGCTCTCAAAGCCGTCGCGGCGTAACCTCCGATGACCGCGATTTCCCTTCTCTCCGGCATTGCCGGGAGCGAGGCGGGCGAGTTCGTCAAAAGCTATCCGCTCAACCTCGAGCCGGTGATCGTCGTCTCGGGCATCAGCAACGGGCAGCTCAAAATGATCCCCGGAGCCCTGACGCTGGGCACCGGACCCGGCCCCGATCGCGGCGGCATCTTGTGGAACGGGGCTCATTACCGGGTGCTCGGGACCAGCCTGTGCCGGATCGCTGCCGACTGGAGCGTGAGCGTGCTCGGCGATGTCGGCGGCGGCGGACGCTGCGCGCTCGACTACAGCTTTGACCGGCTGGCGGTCTGGTCCGGCGGGAGGCTCTATTATTACTCGGCCGCGCTCGGTCTCATTCAGGTCACGAACGCCAATCTCGGGACGGCGATCGACGGGCTGTGGATCGACGGCTATTTCATGTCCACTGACGGCACCTACGTCGTCGTGACCGAACTGTCCGATCCCACCGCCGTCAAGCCGCTCAAATACGGCTCGGCGGAAGAAGACCCCGACCCGATCACCGGCCTCGTCAAATATCGCGAGGAAGCCTATGTCCTGGGGCGCTACACGACCCAGGTGTTCGCCAACGTCGGCGGGAACGGCTTTCCGTTCGCCGGCAACAAGGGAGCCGGGTTTCCGTTCGGCTGCGTCGGGCCGATGGCGAAGACGCTTCTCGGGGACGGTTTCGCGTTCGTCGGATCGGCCCGGAATGAAGGGCTGAACGTCTATTTCGCGGTCCAGGGCGAAGCCAAGCCGATCGGCTGCCGCGAACTGTGTGACGCCTTGGATGCGCTCTCCGACCCTTCGGTGGTCGAGGTGGAGGCGCGCAACGGCCGCAATGAACGGCGCTTGCTGGTTCACCTTCCGACCGAGACATGGGTGTTCCTCCTCAACGCTTCGGAACTGGCGCAGCAGCCGGTGTGGTACCGGATCAAGACCGGCTCGGGCGCCTACCGATGCCGCAATGCGGTGGACGCCTATGGAGTCACCGTCGTCGGCGATACCATTTCGGGAGCGTTCGGATATTTGACCGAAAGCGATGACCGCCACTTCGGCGTCGAACCGGGAGGGCAGTTCGATGTCGGGCTGCTCTACAACGGCGGGACCGGGGCGATCGTTCACTCGGTCGAGCTGGTCGGACTGCCGGGGCGCGGGCGGCCGGGAACGGTGTTCATGTCATCGACCCGCGACGGCGAGACGTTCGGGGCCGAACGGGCGGTCGCGTTCATGCCCGCCGAGCGCTCGCGGCGCATCGCCTGGCGGCCCCATTCGCGGATCGGCAATTACCTCGGCCTGCGGTTCAGGATCAGCGGCGGCGCGCTTCCGGGGATTGCCGCGTGCGAAGCCAAGATCGCGCCGCTGTCGTCGTGAGCATCCCCCGCGCCCTCCTGGCGCAGGCGTTCGCCAACAATCCGCGCCTCCGCGCCGAGATGGAATCGGCGTTCAACCTCGTCGACACTCTGAGGGACCGGGCAAGCTCGCTTGAGGCGCAACTGAACATTGTCGCATCGCAAATCGGCGCCGACACATTCCAGCCCGAGTCCAACCTTCTCACCGCCTTGTCCGGGCTTTCCGGGCGGTTCGGCGTGGTCGAGCTGCTCGGCATCGACCAGATTCAGGCGCGCCCGGTCGATACGCCGGATGCCGCCAGCCTGATCAGCCGTGCCAACGGCATGGGCTTCTTCGGCAAAGGGCCGTCAACGTCCCGGCCAACACCGCCGAGCGGCACGCAGGGCGTCTATTTCGACACGACTCTGGCCGCGAACGGCAAGCCGATCTACTGGACTGGCACGGCGTGGGTGGACTCGACCGGAGCCGCCGTCTGAGAACTGTTCAATCGCGCGAATAGCCGCCCGTCGGCACAATCTCGCCGATGCAGCGGCTTGCCTATCCCTTCCCCTTGTTCCTTGACCAGCACGGTGCGCTGCTCGACGCCGGCAAAATCTATGTCGGCACGCCCGGCAACGATCCAGAGGCATCGCCGCTCACCGTCTATTGGGACGTGTCTGCAACCATTCCTGCGGCCCAACCGCTGCGGACTCGGGGCGGGGTGGTCGTCAATAACGGCGCTCCGGCGGTCGTTTACATTCCCGACGGCGACTATTCGCAACGAGTCCGCGATTCCGACGGCAACCAGGTCAGCTATTCGCGATCGACCAATGCAACGCTCGGCACGTCCTTTCAGCCGCTCGACCCGGACCTGACCGAGATTGCCGCGCTCGGCACGACCAGTTTCGGGCGCGCGTTGCTGACGCTTTCCGACGCGGCGGCGATGCGCTCGGCTGCCGGGATCATCGCCTCCCTCGCCCTGACCGGCGGAACGCTCACGGGCAATATCCTGCGCTCCGGAGCTGGGCCGCATCTCTACCACACCGACGGCTCGATGGTCTCGGGCCGCCTCTTCGTGACCGCAGCGGGCGGAGCCGACCCGACCAGTCAGGACGGCGACATCTGGCTTGAGCTTGCGCCGTGAGGATCGCGGTCCGCTCGGGCGGAGTCACCAAGCCCGTCGCCAAACCCAGAGTCGTGACCGGCGGCGTCACCAAGGCCGTGTCGCGCATCTGGCTCAGGACTCATGGTGCGCTCAAGCAGGTGTTCAGCGCGTTCTCCGTGTGGACTTCCTCGGACTCAACCGTCGGGTACGGCAATGCGTCATTCCCGGTCAACCTCGTGACCCTCGTCGTGCAGGTTTATGTCTCGGGCGCGGTCGGCGCCGTCACCTACACCTGGACGCGCACTGACGGCGGCGCGCATCCGTGGACGATCACGAACCCGACCCCGGACACGGTGTCGTTTCACTCGACCGTCGCTGCGGGCACGACCGAGACCGCCACCTTTCATTGCACGGTTGCCGACACGGCCGGGCAGACCCTGACGACCGCCAATGTCTCGGCGAGTCTGACCAATATGCACGGGTGAACGAGCGATGATCCTGCAACAAGATCAGGTTCTCGACGAATATGCCCGTCCGGTTCCGGGCGCGAAAATCTACGTCACCACTTCGACCGGGACCGACGCCCTCCTGACGAGCGACGGGTCGTCGCCGGTCGAGCAGCCGCTGACGACCGACGAGTTCGGAATCTACGCTTATTATGTCGACGCCGGAACCTATCGCGAGGACATCTGGTACGGTGGCAAGCGCCGCTTTCGCCAGGTCATCACCATCGGCACGGTCGGCGCGGTTTCCCTGACCGACGGCGACTATGGCGATATCGTCGTCTCCGGAACCGGGGCGTCGATGACCGTCGATGCCGGCGCGATCACGCTGGCGAAGATGGCCGCGCTTCCCGCCCAGACCATTCTCGGCAACACCAGCGGAGCGAGTTCAACGCCGCTGGCGCTGACCGCCGCGCAGGCGGCGGCGCTGCTGCCGAGCTTCAGCGGGGACACGGGCGCAGGCGGCGTCAAGGGCAGCGTCCCGGCACCGGCTGCGGGCGATGCGGCGGCGGGACGCTTCCTCAAGGCCGACGGCAGTTGGGCGACTCCGGCAGGCGGCGGCGGCGGGGGGGCTGGAACCACCGCCAATCCCCTGACCTTCAACGCCAGCAATGCCGGCGCGGCCTCCGGCTCGACGTTCGACGGATCGAGCCCGCGCACGATCTCGGCGAATAGCGTCGGCGCGCTGCCGCTCGGCGGCGGAACCCTGACCGGGAGGCTGCTGATTGCCGCTTCGGCGTCTGCCGGTGCCGGAATCAACGTGCCGCACGGCACCGCGCCGACCGCGCCGGTCAATGGCGATCTGTGGAGCACGACCGCAGGCGCCTTCTGGCAGATCAACGGCGCGATCAAGACGGTCGTTTTCAACGACGGCAGCATCAGCGGCCAAGCGGGAAGCGTCGCCAATGCGCTGACCTTCAGCAATGGCGGCGGCGGATCGGCTTCGGGCTCGACGTTCGACGGATCGAGCGCGCGCACGATCTCCTACAACAGCATTGGCGCCGCCCCGCTCGCCTCGCCCGCTTTCACCGGCACTCCAACCGCTCCCACGGCGGCGCTGAACACCGCCACGACCCAGATCGCGAGCACCGCCTTCGTCGACCGGCTCCGCGATGTGCCGTCGGTGAATGGCGGACTGACGCGCGCCGCCGTTTTTACGACCGCCGCCGGGTTCACCGTCAACACCGCCAATGCCGGCGAGATGTACATGGCCTATAACGACAGCGCCTCGCCGATCGCGCTCACCCAAGGCGCAAGCCTCACCTTGCGGCTGCACGGGACCGCATTGACCGGGGATCGCTCGCTCGCCGCGCGGGGCATGTGCAGCATCTGGTACAAGGCCAGCGGCGAAGCGGTCATTTCCGGGGATGTCAGCTGATGAGCGGCGTTGCCGGCCTCGCCGCCACCCTCGGGCAAGCCGCGCCGCCCGATGGCGTTCGGCTCGACGACGCATCGGTCAGCGGATCGGGCACCGGCTTTGCCGTCGGCGCGACCTACAACCTCCGCGCGGCGGGGACCGGCGACGGCACAAACCTGTCCGGTTTCACCTGGCTGCTGTCCGGTTCCGCCAGCGATTACGATGTCCGCGCGACGTTAGAGACTGGAGACCCGCCGAACGGCACGTTCGGCACCTGGCTCAACCTCGGCAGCGACCGAAGCTGGTCGTTGTTCACCTCCTCAATCGGCACGGTCAGCGGCACTGTTCTTCTGGAACTGCGGCGGACTTCGGCACCGACCGTCATCCTCGACAACGCGACCATCACCTTCACCGCGACCAAGACGGCGTGAGGAGGATCGCATGAACCCGCTTCCGCACTTGTCCGAAGCCGGAAAGCATCTCGTTGACTATTCGATCGGAGCGGCGGGCGTGGCGTACTTCTTCAAGCTCCTGCCGGCGCTGACCGGCGTTGCCGCACTTCTCCTGATCCTGCTCCGTATCGTCGTTGGGGTTCAGGAGTACCGCATCAACCGCAGAAAACTCGGCGAATGAGCCCGGCGCGGCCCGTCATCGACCTCCGCTCGCGCGACTGGCGAACGCAGCTCATGGCCGCGCTCGACGCCGCGTTCCCCGAGCCCGAACCCAAGAGCTTCGACGATCTGCTGCGGAGGATCAAGTGATGCCCTCGGCTCTCCCCGCGAGCGGAGACCGGATGCGCTCGCTGCAAATGTATCTCAAGAACACCGGGCGCTATCATGGCGCGGTCGATGGTCAATATGGACCGCAGACCAAGCAGGCGGTCCTTGAGGCGATGGAGGACGGCCCGGAAACCTATCTCTCCGATCTCAACTATCGCGAATCGGCCCAGCGGCTCAACGTCAAGCAGTCGTCCATCATGGCCTTCGCCGAGGTGGAAGCGAACGGCGCCGGGTTCGACAACAAGCGCCTCAAAATCCTGTTCGAGCCGCACCGCTTTTCCAAGCTGACCAAGCACGCCTTCGACAAGCTGAACCCGAGTGTCAGCTATCCGATGTGGGGAATGCGACCCTATCCCAGATCCACCGACGAGCGCTATACGCAGCTTCTCGAAGCGGTCGGGCTCGACCCGTGGGCCGGGTTTCAGGCGTGCTCCTATGGCAAGTTTCAGCTGCTTGGCGAGAACTTTGCCGCCTGCGGATACGACACGCCGTGGGCGTTCGCGTTCAGCCAGGCTTACGACGAGATCAAGCAGCTGCTCGCGTTCGAGGCGTTCATTACCAGGAGCGGGATTGTTCAGCCGCTTCGCCTCGGCCTGTGGCAGACGGTCGCATCCGAGTATAACGGGACAAGTTTCCGGAAGAACCACTACGACGAGCGGCTCGAAGCTGCGGCGGCCAAGTTCGACAAGGGACTGGCGGCATGAGCCTCAACAATCCCGACGCCCGCCGGGCGCTTCGCTCGGTGGTTCAGGCGGTCATCGTGCTCGTGCTGGTCGGGTTTCTCGGCTGGCTGATCGAATTGCTCTCGGCGAGCGCTCCCGACCTGTCGCGGATCGCCATGGCGCTGTGCGGGATCGTTGGCCTGTTCGTCGCGCTCGTGGGCGCGGAAAATGTCGGTCGCGTCATGGTCGAGTTCGGAGCCGCCAAGGCGGAAATCGGGAAGGGCGACGATGCTCCCTAAGCTGCTCGACGCACTCACCTTGACGCTGCTGCTGAGCCTCATGGTCATGGCCGCGCTGGTCGCCGCCGAACCGCCGCAGACCCTGCCGCTGGTGAAGGCGGACTATCAGCGCTGCGCCACGGTTCATCCGGGGCCGCTCGACAAGCCTCACGGCGTGTTGCTCTATCCGAACCGAAGGAACCTCGCGTGAGTTGGCTCTTGCTTGTGGCGTTGCTCGCCGGAGCGCCGCCGTCAGCCGATGGCCGGGCGACCGTGCCCGGAGCGGTCAACCCGCGAGTCACTCAGGCCAATATCGCCAGCACCATCTGCGTCTCGGGATGGACGAAGACCATTCGCCCGACCGCAGCCTATACCAACAAGCTCAAGTTTGCAGCCCTGAAGAGGGCCGGGGTTCCGCGTTCGCAGGCGCCGGCATACGAACTCGACCATGACGTGCCGCTGGACCTCGGCGGCGCTCCCTCGGCCCCGGTCAACCTCTGGCTCCAGCCTTATGCCGGGGCGGTCAATGCGCGGCAAAAGGACCGCCTGGAGAACGCTCTCCACCGCATGGTCTGTGCGAGGAAACTGTCGCTGATTGCGGCGCAGCGGGAAATCTCGCTCGACTGGGTTGCCGCCTATCGCCAGCGGTTCGGCTGGTGAGCTGGCTGTTCGCCTTGCTCAGATTGGGCCTGACCGCCGCGCAAGCAATCGTGCAGGGCCTCGTGCAATGGCTCTCGCGCCGCTCGCCCGGCGAGATCGTCGCCATCGCCCTCGCGCTGGCGCTGATCGTCGATCATGTCGCGCTGCTCGCCGCGCACCGCCACAACGCCAAGCTGCAAACCCAGCTCGGCAATACGGTCAAGGCCCTGAGCGGCGAACGCGCGGGCCGCCTCGCCGATCGCCGAACCTATGCGAAGGCACAGTCCGATGCGGCGGCGGCGAACAAGATTCAGGTCGCCAAGGTCGAACAGCAATATCAGAGGAACAGCGACGATGAACGCCAAGCCTATCTTGCCGATCGTGCTCGGCTTCACGCTGGCGGCGTGCGCGGCCAGACCCCTTCCGCCGCTTCAGGTGCAGCCGGTCCAGCCCGTCCATCCGCGCCTTCAGCCGCCGCCAGCGGAGCTGATGGCGCCGACAAACTGCCACTTCCTCCCGAAGAGCTTTTGCGAGCCCAAGAAATAGAACTTCAGCTCATGCACCTCCAGAGCTGGGCGGAGAAGCAGATCGCGATCGATCCGAACGACAAGCCCTGACCGCGGGAACTGTTCAATCGCACCATAAGCCGTGCGCGGGCAAAACCTGACCCATGCCGACCATCACCCTTGACGCAAGCGGCGTTCCCAAGAGCGCGATCGTCGAAGGGGCTTACGAGCTCTGCGGACTCAACGGATTCGAGTACGAGCGCACCCCCGAGGAAATGACGGCGGGCCTTCGCAGGCTCAACGCCTTGATGGCCCTGCTCGCAAAGCGCGGGATCGATCTTGCGTATGAGTTCCCCACCTACGGCGCCGGCCTCCTTGAGGAGCCGAGCGGAATCCCCGATGACGCGGTCGAGCCGGTTACGGCCCTTCTCGCCCAGCGCCTTGCTCCCGGTCTTGGAGCGACTCTCTCGGACGATGCGAGGGCGATCCTGTCCACCGCCATGGCGGCGCTGATGGCGCATTACGCCGCCGCTCCAATCGCGACCGTGCCGGCAATCATCATGGGCGGAATGGGAGGGCGGCATATCATGCGCCGTTTCCGGTCGGAAACGTGATCGAGATGGATGCGGCCGATACCTGGACCCTGACCGGCGACCTGTGATGATTGGGCGCCGCCGCCGCCGCTACCGCAGTGTTGCGCCGACCGGGGGGCTCTCGGCGCCGACCCTCGGCTATCCCTCGCCGCTCGCCACCAACCCGACGAGCATTGCCGTCACCATCGGCAGCGACTGGCAGGTCGGCGACGTGCTCAAGCTCACTTATTCGTCAGCAGAGGCGATGACCTCGCCAACGCTCCTGACCCATACCCTGACCAGCGGCGACGTGTCCGGCGGCTCGGTCAGCATCGGTATTCCGACGCTTTCCGGAGCGACCTTCTTCCAGGCGTACGGCTCGCATTCCGGAGCCGACAGCACCAGCCTCTCGAACAAGGTCAAGTGGGGCGATACCACCGCGCCGACGATCACCTCTTCGGCCACGCAGAGCCAGATGGAGCTGTTCCCGCTGGCCGTT